CAGCACCACCTGTGTCTCGTCACCTTAACTAGCCTTATGCCAGCAAGTTTGATTCAGTCACTCCCGTGTTGAAACCGTCGTCTCAACAAATATATTATATACTACTTCTATTTATCTGTCAAGTTGCGATTCTAAACCAGAAAGAGTTTTGTCCATTTGCTCAAAAAACTTGTCCATACCATCCATCTCATCAAATCCAAACATCTTTGCTGCATCCAAAACCCTGTTCTTAATCTCAAGGGCCTCTGGATCATCGGATAGAGAAATACGAAAGAAGAATAACTTCTGCTTCTCTAAGAATGTCTTCATTTTATTAATATGTTCCTTCTTATCTTCCTTTGTATCAAAGTTGCTTACATTCATTATATCTTGTCCCAACTCCTTTTGAAGTCTCTCCAACTCCATAATACTTTCCATAACTTGTTCCGATTGGAAAAACTTACTCATCAGTGATACCTCTCTTTTACTCGTTGAACTAAGTAGTTTTTATACTTAGCAACATCAATATTTAGAAATGGATTATACTTCTTAATTTTTAAACTGACGGTTTCCCACACAGGATCAAGAAGTTTCTTATCATAATTTTTGACGTATGAAAATATTATATCATAGATTACCATTTCTTCAATAGAGAGTTTACCACCTAAGTATTCTCTCAGTATAGGTGGGTGTCCTTTCTTACAATCAAAGAACTCATCGTAATCATAACTGTCCATCATATCTTCAGAATTACTTTTAAAACTCTCGAAAAGATTCTTATTATGTTCTAACCATTGGTTATATACTTTCTCTCCACCATCAATGATAGGGCCTATCCATACATTATTACAGTCAGATGCCTGACTAAAGTTTGCAAGAAAGAATTGTTTGATCTCATCGTCACTCTTCTTCCGTGACATTCTCTCAAAGAAGTAACGATCCTTTCTTTTATTAAATGCTTTTTCTGATGCTTTTGATCTACCACCATACTTGAAGTAATCATACTTCTCTTTGGTGAAATGATTCTTGAATGCTAAGTAACTTTTATATACTTCAAAAGGATCCATTATAAAAAGGGTTCTTTATTTCAGGATGAACAAAGTAAGATTTACTATAAGGTTTTCCATCTTTTATACCATGCTCATGAACAGGAACTGAAATCCTAGTTTCAATAAATGTTGCTTGATGAGGTGGCATTGGTGGTAAGTGATATGCAAATGGCATAATTACAATGGAAGTTTAGCACGAGATGTTCTCTTCATAAAGTTGAGTTGTTGTGCATCACACTTTAACTTTTCCTTTAGTGGTTTAGACATTAATTTTTTAACAGAATCAACTTCTATTTTTTTCTCTTCACAGAAAGCCAAAATAGCATCAATATAATTAAAGTTATTATCTTTAACTAGTTTTTCTATTTGTTCTGCAAACTTAGTTGGACATAAGAATTTTTCTTTCAATATGTCGTCAACATTATTCTCTGTCATTAGATTTCGTTTTATAGTTGACAAACTTCCTAATGTATTCGGTAAGAAGTTTAATATAGTGACCTTTGTTTCGTTTTTCATAGACAACGCATTCTCCATTTTCAGCTACCATAATTGTAATCAATTTTTTAACTGGTGTTCCAGTCATTTCATAATACATACATGCGTATGCAGTTTCCTGAACGAAATAGTTTTGAACCCATTTCTCAGGTTTAATTTTAGTTGCAGTTTTAAAGTCTATGACTGCAAGTTCACCATCGTACTCTGCAATACAATCAACCCTGCCAGCAAGACCAAGATAATCACTGTATAATGATTTCTCTAAGGCATGAATGTTGTCTATACGATCCAACTTATCCTTAGATTGTAAGAATAAGAATTTAGTGGTAGGAAGAATCTTAAGATCTTTAATGTCTTTGTTATTCAAATAATGTTCTACCACATCATGATATGCAGTTCCTCTAGAGGTTGCTGCTACAGTAATCTTGTTTGCCTTTTCTTCTCCAACCTTCTTTCTCCAATTAATGAAGACATCACGGTTGTAGAAACTAGTCACAGAAGTGATTGATGGATACAACTTTCCAGAAGGAACCCTATAGAATCTGGTTCCTTCTATGTTTTGTGCTTCAAGATCAACTTCTTCTTTTAAATAATCTAGATGGGTAAACATTACATACCAAGGGCAATTTTAGTTAAGAGGTACTTACGGACAAGTCCAGATCGAACGATATCATCAATATCAAATTCGATGGATTCAAAATCATCAACCATTGCTAGTATGATTTTTTTGAAATCTAGAATTCCATTCCTCTCATTGGTTTTAACAAGATCACTTTGAGCTGCGTCACCACAGAAAATGATTTTGGTATTTTCACCAACTCTTGTTATTATACTATCAAGTTCGTGAAAATTCAAGTTTTGCATTTCATCAACGATAAGAATGCAATTATCCATAGTGGTACCACGGATAAATGACGTAGACCAAAATCCAATAGTCTCTTGTCCCTTAAGAGCACCATAGAGCATATCAAATTCTGTATCATCACTCATCTCAAACATGTATTTCACCATGTTCTTATATGGTATCTGATAAAGAGATGACTTATCTTCGTGATCTCCTGGTAAGAAACCAATCTCTCTAGTAGAAACTAAAGAACGAACAACATAAACCTTTTCATAAGGTGTCATCTCATTCAGTACTTCTTTTAATGCAAGATACAATGCAATAAAAGTCTTACCTGTACCAGCAGCACCATAGGCAAAAATATTTTTACCCTTATCATACGATTCAAAGAACTTTTCCTGATTCTTTGTCAATGGTTTAATATCAACCATTGAATCAGTATTGATTGGTTTCTTTCTTTTAAGTTTTTTGTTACTCATACTACCAATTCCACTTAAGGAAGTAGCACCACCGTTTCTTTTTTTAGCTGGCATTAGAATTGATAATCACGATGTTTACGAACATTAGCACCAGGTTGTCTTGATGCCCGATCTAAAACTTCATTCCAACCACTTGATGCTGCTGCCCCTGTCCATTTAAACATTTCTTGAGTACTAGCAACACCAGCTTGCCAGTCCTTATCCCAATCGGGATTATCTTTTCTCCATTCATCATATTTTTTCATAGTCATGGAGAGTTCTTTTTTCTCTCCAGTTTCCTTATGAATCACTGGGTATGTTGGCATTAGTTTCTAACAGTAGTGTAAAGTTATTTAGACCCACCCAAGGGCTTCAGATACAGCAGGGAATTGTTCGGTAAACACTTTCCTACATGCTTCTGCGATCACCATGTGCTCTTTCTGAGTACCATGTGCAGACCTTAGATTGATATAATGAATCCAAGAACGACATGAACCAGTCATATAGATCCTTGTAGGAGTTGCAAGAGGTAGTACCATTCTAGCACACTCTTTAGCAACACCTGCCTCTAACATTTTATCATACAATTTAACTGCATCAACAAAATGTCTTTTAATTTTAAGTTCATAATCCTGAACTACAAATGGATCCAAATCATTAGTCGAATTCTGACGATTCTTTAGATCTTGCCTTCTAAGTTCAGGTAAAGGAATGTCACCTAGTGCAGTACTAGCAGCATACCTCTGAGAGAACTCTTGGAAAGTAAATGATCTGTGACGTAATATCTGTGCAGCAATAGCACGAGTAGTCTCTATCTCTAATGACATAGAAGACTGTTCAAACACAGACCAATGATTATGCTTGATGCAATACTTTAAGAGTCCTGCATACTTCTCATTGTCCTGATTAGATGGGTTAGATACTCTGGCAATATATGCCATGAGTTTCTCCGCATCAGGAGTAACAGTAACAAGTTTTACACTCATTCAAAATCCTCCAAAGTAAATAAACTTATGAGTTCTAAACCTTCCTTTATTATAGCATCTTTACCACCTTCTTGTCTATCAACAATAGAAACAATACGATTAACTTCATATCCTGCATCTCTAAGTTTTTCTACTGCTTTAATTGCTGATCCTCCTGTAGTAACTACATCTTCCAATACAGTTACCTTAGTTCCTTTCGGAAATAATGGACCTTCTATCCATGCTTGTGTACCATGTCCCTTTGGTTCCTTACGAACTATAAGAGCATTCACAAGTCTCATATCCAATGCAGAACAAACTGCAACACCAGATACTAAAGGGTCAGCACCAAGAGTAAGTCCTGCTACTACAGGTGTCTCTATATGCTCTAACATCATCATAGATGCAAGTGTCAATCCTCTTCCCAATAATGTAACTGGTTTACAATTCACATAATGCTCACTGGTCTTACCAGAAGAAAGAGTAAACTCCCCCTTCTTATAAGCATACTTCTTTAGAAGTTCTAATAATTCTTCTTTCATAAACCTTCATCATCCTCAAATACTTCATCGTAATTTGGCATAGCCGTGTGTGCATAATCTGATGCTTTTACTTTGTATGCATCAACATCTGAATAAATTTCAGATTCTAACTCTTCCACAACCTCTTTGAGAGCCATGACTAAAACTTTTAGTTTGCCCTTATTCATAAGAATTTTCATTTTATTTATTATAGCATAAAAAAAGGAGGGTCGCAATAACCCTCCTCTTATTCTTATTCAGTTGTAATTAAGCAGCAGTAAGTTCTTTTTCAAACTTAACACCACGGTAGGTCTCTTGAACCTTCTGTGACTTTACTTGCTTGCTGTCGTTGGTGTCATACTGGACACCACGATAAGTGACTTTTGCCATTGGCTTTCTCCAAAGTAGTAGGGATTTTACTCCGTTCCTTTAGTCGGCTTTTGCGTCCTCAAAGCATCCTTCTTCCGTACTCTGTTCAACAATCTGAATTAATTCAG